GTCCATGGCTGGCTGGTGCTGCGGTTCACGGGCGACATGATTCGCAAAGGGGAGGCGCTGGAGACCATCACCCAGGCGCTCAAGGCGCTGAACCTCGGAGAGGCTGCATGACCCTGCCTAGCCACTACTACAGCCGCGACCCCGCCGACATCGTCGAGATGCAGCAGCTCGGCGAGCTGCGCTCGCGTCTTGGATGTGCAGCGTGCGTGCACCGGGGCGTCCGGGTGCTGTGCGGCGTCCCAGGGCGCCAGCCGGGCAAGAACGGCTCATGCAAAGCATGGGAAGCGGTAGACCGCATGAAGGAGGCGACTTGAGAGCGCGAGATCATTTCCAATGGGTCAAGATTCGCCTCGAGTACTGGGGCAAATGGCACGCGAGGCAAATCGACGGTCTTGGCTTCCCAGGACGTACTCAGGAAGGACGCCTCATGGATGAGGGCCCGGTAGGCAGCACCACCAACTACCGCGATCACTCGCCGAACGTCGAGTTCTCGCCAAAGGAACAAGAGACTGATCGCGCCGTGGCCCGCTTGCCGCCGGAGTGGCGCCTGGTTGTCTGGCGCATGCACGTCGAGGGGAAGCGGTACGAGCAGATCGCCAATGAGCGCAACCGGTCTGTGGCGTGGGTCAAGAAAATCTACGGACAGGCGATTGCCTTCCTCGCTGCCGCAATTCCGCAGGAGCAGCGTGACGAAAAAGAAGTCGCGTGAGTATTGACGCACCCCAAAGGTACCTTTCAAACTGCGAATCCATGTAGCGTGGTACACGCGACCCTGAAGCCCGGCCCCTGAGCCGGGCTTCGCCGTTTCTGGAGATCCCCCTTGCGCCTGACGCTTCACCGATTCCTCTCCGATGACGAGGGGACGCTGGGTATCGTCACGCGCGACGGCGTCGAGGTGTGCCGGATGCTGGAGCTTCCGTGGCGAGGTAATCGCTCAAACGTAAGCTGCATTCCGGCAGGTAGGTATCGGGTGTATTTTCTGCCGCTAAGTTCATCCGGCAGGTACCGTGACGTGTACCACGTGACCAACGTGCCAGGGCGCGGCGGCATCCTGATTCATCCCGGCAACTTCGCCGGCGACAGCACACGCGGCCTGCATACCGATTCGTGGGGTTGCATGCTGCCTGCCCAGCGATTCGGGCGGTTGCTCGGGCAACGCGCTGGCCTGGTGTCGCGTGGCGCGCTGGACCGCATTCACGCCGTCACCGGACGGCAAGGATTCGAACTGGAGGTGATCGGTGGAATGGCTCAGTGATGTATTGGGCATCTTCGGTTCCGCGGCTGGTGGTGGCCTCATCGGCGCCATTGCTGCCGCGTTCAACAAATGGCAGGAGCGCAAGGACCGCGAGGCTGAACGTAAGCACCAGGTCGAGATGCGTAAGCTCGATCATGCCGAGATGGAAAAGGAGCGCAGCTTCCAGCTGTCGAAGACCGACAAGGAGATCGAGGGCGCTCAGCGGCGTGCCGAGACCGAAGCGCAAGCAGCAACTGAAGTTGCCGACCGCAACACACAGGTCGCAAGCCTGAATGCCGACAAGGCGACCTACTCAATGACTGACTGGGTAGGGCGCGGCCTGCGTGGTACTGCTGCAGCGTTTGCCTCCCTGCTCATGGTCTTCGTGGACTTCTCGCGCGGCATGATTCGTCCGGCGGCTACGGTCTACCTGCTGGTAGTCCAGTCGGTGATCGCCTGGGCGCTCTACCAGATCATGAAGACCCTGGGTGGCGCATCCGGTCTCACTGGTGACCAGGTGTACAACTTGCTCTATGCCACCGTGCAGTCGTTGAACTTTTTATCGGCCACGGCGCTGACCTGGTGGTTCGGTGCGCGGCCCAGTCAACAGAGATAGGTGATACATGGGCTGGCAAGAAGCATTTAACACCCTAGTGGGCGTTGGACTGGTTGTGTTGGGCTGGTTGCTCAAGAATATGACCGACGCCATCAAGGACCTGCGCATCAAGGATGACACGCTGGCTGACAAGGTCAGTTCACTCGACACCAAGATGGCTGGGGAGTTCGTGCACAAGGACGACTTGCAACGCCTGAGCGACGCCATCTTCAAGAAGCTTGACCGCATCGAGGAGAAGCTCGACCGGAAGGTGGACCGGTGATTGCCGTTCGCATGACGCTCAACACCGGAGCACCAATATGGTGCGATGCGTGTCAAGTTCCCGGCGCTCGGGGACCCTGGGGCAATTTTTGCCTACCACGGGTGCGCGACAGCGCGGGTTTCGACAGTTTTTCGGCCTCCTAGGCTGTTGTTTATAGGGGATGCGTGAGCGTCAAGGGTGTTGCCGCCAACCTCCCAGCCATCCGGCGGGCGAATAAAGCGGAGATCGCAGAGTTCTATGCGGTGTCCCTCCCCACGGTGGACGCATGGATCCGGAAGGGGATGCCCGCGATCCAGAAAGGCAGCAAGGGGATTCCGTGGGTGTTCGATCTCCTGGAGGTCGTCCGCTGGAAGGAGTTGGGCGGAACGCCCGCAACTGGCGACGAGGTGGACCCGGAGAAGCTTCCACCGGCGGACCGCCTGGCGTGGTACCGGTCCGAGAAAGAGCGCCGCGCCATTCTGAAAGACGATCGCGAGACTCTGGCGGCTTCAGAGGTTGCAGAGACCGTGGCCACCGCGTACGCCGCCCAGGCGCAGGACCTGCGGGCGATACCTGACCGCATGGAGCGCCGGCATGGCGTGAGCGGTCAGGTGGCGCAGGCTATCGCGGAGGAGATCGATGCCGCCATGGATGCGCTGGCGACACGGCTCCAAACGCTCATGGATGTGACCGCTACCGACGAGTCGGATGATGAATCTGGCGAGGAGTAAGCGCGCATCGGCTCGGCGCATCATCGCCGAGGCCGCCGAAGCCTACCGTCCGCCGAAGCGGATGAGTGTCGCGGAAGGCGCGCAAGCCTACCTGGTGATCAACCAGCCGGGCGGCTACTCGGGCCCATGGGACCCGACCGAAACGCCGTACATGGTTGCTCCCATGAACGATTTGGCGAGTCGGGCGCACGAGGCGGTCTGTTTTGTCGGGCCTTCGCGCACCGGCAAGACCATGGGCCTCCTGGATGGATGGATAGCCTACGCGGCGGTGTGCGACCCGGGCGACATGCTCGTGGTGCAGATGACCCAGGAGAAGGCCCGCGAGTACTCCAAGACTCGCGTGGACCGCGCGTTCCGGCACTCGCCAGAGCTGCGCCGTCTGCTGAGCCCGCGGGCGAACGACGACAACACGCACGACAAGCTTCTGCGCCACGGAATGTGGCTGAAGATCGGATGGCCGTCAGCCTCCCAGCTATCGAGTTCTGACTACAGGTACGTGGCCCTCACGGACTACGACCGCATGCCAGACGACATCGACGGGGAGGGCGCCGCCTACGGACTCGGGCTGAAGCGCACGCAGACGTTCCTCTCCCGCGGCATGTGCATGGTGGAGTCGAGTCCCGGCCGGGAGATCATGGATCCGAAGTGGCGGCCCGCAAGCGCGCACGAGGCGCCGCCCTGCACCGGAATCCTCGGCATCTACAACCGTAGTGACAGACACCGGTGGTATTGGCCCTGCCCGAACTGCAACGAGTTCCATGAGCCGAAGCCGGGGCTCTCGCTCTTCGCGAGCCTGCCGACGGAAACCGAGCTACTGAAAATCGTCCGCACTGCCGACCTCCCGGCGCTGGCCGAGGAGCACGCGGTCGTGTACTGCCCGCATTGCGGCGCAGCGATCGAGCCGCGGCACAAGCCGAGCATGAATCTTGCCGCCACGTGGTTGGCGGAGGGCCAGACGATCCACATCGATCGCGGCGTGAGAGGAGAGCGCCCAAAGGCGAACATCGCCGGCTACTGGCTCGGCGGTGTGGCTGCCGCGTATCAGAAGTGGGATAGCCTCCTGCTTCGCTACCTCCAGGGTCTGCGCGAATACGCGCTGACCGGCTCGGAAGAGACGCTGCGCACCACCATCAACACGGACCAGGGCGCCCCGTACATTGCGCGGGCCCGCATGGATGAGGCGGGGGACGCCGCCGGTGTGCAGGCGCGTGCCGAGCAGAGCCAGCGCTATATCGTCCAGGATGGTGTCCGCGCGCTGCTCGCTGCGGTTGACGTCCAAAAGGGACGCTTCGAGGTTGGGGTGATCGGCTTCGGTGTCGGCGGCGAGCAGTGGCTTGTCGACCGGTACCCGATCAAGGACGTGAACCCGGCCGCGAACATCGAGGACTGGGACCAGATCACCGAGCGAGTGGTGAAGTCCACCTACAAGCTCCGCGACGGCCGCGAGCTGCGCGTGCACATGGTCGCCGTGGACAGCGGTGGCGAGCAGGGCGTTACCGAGCGTGCGTATTCGTGGTGGCGGTCCCTGCGCGCATCGGGCCTGCATCGCAGCGTCCGCCTGGTGAAGGGCCGCAAGAATGGCCCCCGGGTGGAAGAGACCTTCCCCGACTCGCGGAAGCGCAAAGACCGCAAGGGCGGAGGCAAGGGTGACGTGCCGGTGCTGCTCCTGAACACCAACATGCTCAAAGACGCGCTGCATGCCGACCTCCAGCGCGAGGCGCCGGGCCCTGGGTTCATCCACTTCCCAGATTGGCTGCCGCCGAATTACTTCGACGAACTCTTCGCCGAGGTTCGCGGGTCGAACGGATGGACCGAGATCCCAGGCCGCCGGAATGAGACGGGCGACCACTTCAACTACACCCGAGCCCTTTGGATCTTCCTGGGCGGCGAAAAAGTCCGCTGGGACGCCCCACCATCCTGGTGTGCCGAGTGGGACGGAAACCTGAACGTGATGAGCGCCGACGAGCGGCGCGAGATGAAGGCCACGGCGGTTCGCAAAGTGCGGCCGCGCGTTATTCGAAGCTCTTACCTGAGGCGGTGACATGGCAACGGCAGAGGAACTGAATACACAGATCGCCGAAGCCAAAGCGGCTAAGCACGCCCTTGCTACGGGCACGTTGCTAGTCCGGCTAAAAGTCGGCGAACGTGACTCCACGTTCGCCCAGCCCGACATGGCCAAGATCGATCGGCACATCGCTGATCTCGAACGACAGAAGGGCGCCCTGACGGGAACGCGCAAGCGCCGCACCTTCCGCCTCTACCAGAGCGGGACAGGGCTCTACTGATGACGCAACCCATCTACGCCGCTGCCGGACAGGGCCGCCGGCTGCGGGTCTGGCGCGCGCCCAACGCGGGCCCGAACTCGATCACCGTCTCTGGGCTCGACACGATCCTGGGCCGCGCCCGGGCCGCCACCCGTAACGACCCATGGGCCGGTACCGCCTCCGACAAGCTCACGTCCAACGGCATCGGGACGGGCATCCAGGCGAAGGCCGTCTGGGGCACCCCCGAGTGGAAGAAGAAAGAAAAGAAGTTGTGGAACCGCTTCGTGAAGGCCTGTGATGCCGATGGCGTTCTCGACCTGTACGGCCTACAGGCCCTGGCCTGGCGCGAGTGGCACGAGGCCGGCGAGGTGTTCGTGCGCCTTCGCCGCCGCCGCCTGGATGACGGCCTTCCGGTCCCCCTGCAATTGCAGGTAATCGAGTCGGAGCAGTGCCCGGCCAACTACTACGCCACGGCCTCCAACGGCAACCAGATCCGCGCTGGTATCGAGTTCGACAGAATCGGCCGGCGCGTGGCCTACTGGATGTACCGGGCCCACCCCGGTGACGTGATGAGTGGTGCCTCAACAGACCCGACCATGCTGGTGCGCGTGCCAGCCGATCAGGTGCTGCACCTGTTCGAGCCGCTGCGCGCTGGCCAGATCCGCGGCATTCCGCGCGCCGCCTCTGTGCTGGTGCGCATGTTCAACCTGGACTCTCTGGATGACGCTGTTCTGGAGCGCCAGAAGATCGCCAACCTCTTCGCGGGCTTCTACACCCGCAAGCCGAGTGTTGACGAAGACCTCCCTGGAATGAAGGAGGACATGGCAGGCGCCGATGGCGCCGAGCCGGACGTGGACGCCGACGGAACGCCGCTCGCCGGGTTGGAGCCTGCCACGATGCAGGAACTGCCGGAAGGCTGGGACGTGAAATTTAACAATCCTCCGGACGCCGGACAGAACTACGGCGAGTTCTTGCGTGGTCACCTGATGGCCATCGCCGCGCGCCACGGCGTTCCCTACGAGGTCCTGACGGGCGACCTGCGCGACGTGTCCGATCGGGCGCTGCGGCTAATCCTCAACGAATTCCGCCGCATCGTTGAGATGTGGCAGTGGCTCTACATGATCCCGCAGTTCCTGGAGCCGATCCGCCGCGCGTATTTCGATGCCGCGGTCATGGTTGGTGCCCTCGACATCTCCGGCTATGCCGACCAGCGCGACGAGGTTACTGAAACGCTGTGGGTGCCCCAAGGCTGGCCGTACAGCCATCCGGTGCAGGACATCGAGGCCGACAAGAGCGCAGTGCGGGCCGGCTTCATCAGCCGCTCCAAAGTCGTGCTCAGCAATGGCGAAGATCCCGAGCAGATCGACGCCGAGCTGGCGGAAGACAACAAGCGCGCCGACGGCCTCGGGCTGGTTCTCGACACGGACCCGCGGAAGGTCAGTAACGCCGGCCTCACGCAGGCCCGCCCGAAGGGCACCGAACTGCCGGACACCGGCGCAAAGTAGCAGGAGGATTTTATGGAACTCAAAAATCTCGGCGCGAACGTGCTGTCTCGGCTGTTCGGTCGGAGCGAATCGCCACTGGTGGCCCAGCTCTTCACCCACGCCATCGGGAAACCGCTCCTCGTGCATCCGCAGATGGGGCAGCAGCTCATCGGCGCCTATCTGCATGGCGCCGTGGAGGCGCGCCCCTCGACCGTCAGTTACGAAGAGATCGAGCCCGGGCAGACGACTCCGGAAGGTGTGGTGCTGACGCCTGCGCGCAACATCGGAGTCCTGAACATCTCCGGCGCTCTGGTGAACCGGTACCAGCCCGGCATGTGCGACCCGGGCCCGCTCAGCTACGAGGCGTTGCGCGCCGCGTTCGATCAGCTCCTGGCAGATCCGACGGTGGAAGCGATTGTCATGCGCATCGAATCTCTCGGCGGCATGGCGTCCGGCCTGTTCGATCTCGCGGACCACATCTTCGAGAGCCGGGGCAAGAAGCCGATCGTTGCGATGATCGACGACTACGCCTACTCGGCGGCCTACGGTCTCGCGGCGGCGGCAGACGAAATCTGGATCACTCGCACCGGCGGTGCCGGATCCGTTGGAGTCCGCGCCTTCCACGTCGACCAGAGCGCCTGGAACGAGAAGCAGGGGCTCAAGGTCACCGAGATCATCGCGGGGGCACGCAAGGCCGATCTGTCCCCCCATGCACCGCTCTCCGAGGAGGCCCTGGAGCGCCTCCAGTTCGAGGTCAACGGACTGCGCCAGATGTTCGCGGCGTCCGTGGCCAAGTACCGCGGCATGACGGTGGAGGACGTGCTCGCCACCGAGGCGCTCACCTACATGGGCGAGGATGCGATCAAGATTGGCTTCGCCGATCGCCTCGGCACCTACATCGACCTGATGGCGGAGCTCGTAACGGATCCGGAAACGCCTGACGACACCAAGGACGAATCGACCAAGGAAAGTGGCGCAGCCGAGCAGAAGCCGATCGAGACATCGGCGGCCGCTGCCGTCGCAACTGAGCCGGCCAAGGCGGATCCGGCGATGGCTGCGAATGCCGCCCTCGGGTTGGTGATGGCCGCAGTCACCGCTGCCCAACTGAATCCGGCCGTCACCATGGCGCTCATGAAGCGCGCGGGTGCCGAGGCAGGAGCCCGCGTCACCCCCGACAACGTGGAGGCGGCAATCTCCGACGCGCGCGCCATCGACGACGCTTGCGCGGCCGCGAACTTGCGAGAGGCAGCCGCCGATTACGTGGCCCGAGGCGTGAGCCTGACCAAAGTTCGCGAAGACCTGGTGGCCGCCGTGGCGGACACCGGCCCCGAAATCGTGACGGCCCATCCCGTGCTCCAGCCTGGCGCGGTGCGTGGTGCCACTACCAAATCCCAAGAGATCTACAGCCGTCGCGCAGCCGCCGCCGGCAGTAGCAGAAACTGAACCGCGGCGCAGGAGAAACATCAATGCCCACCTTGAACGAAACCACCCACGCCGGCGGCTTCATCCTCTCTGAGGCCAATGGCAACCGCAGTCGTGAAAACGGCGTTCTCAACTCCGGCCAGGATCTGGCGGCCGGCACTGTCCTCGGCCAGCTGCTGGTAGGCACTGGCGCAGCTGGTGCCGGCAATATCGGCGACGGCGTGCTGACGGTTGGCGCCATTGGCTCCCAGGTGCTGGAGGGTGTCTACACCCTGACCTGCATCAAGGCCGGCAAGGCGGACGACACCGCCGTCGCTGCCGCCGGTACGTCGGCCGCCTACGCCGGCAACACTGGCGACGGCACGATCACCGCGGCCCCCGCCACCGGTGCTGGCGCCAAGGCTGGCGTCTACCGCATCACCTGTATCGAGCCCGGCGCCAACGTGGGCACGTTCAGTGTGCAGGATCCCACCGGTAAGGAGATCGGCATCGCCACTGTTGGCGTCGCGTTTGCCACCCAGATCACCTTCACCATCGCCAACGGGGCTACTGACTTCATCGCTGGCGACGGCTTCACCGTCACCGTGGCCGCCGCCAACTCCGGCGTGTTCTCGGTACGTGCGCCCGACGGCGTGTACCTGCTCGATGCGACCGTGGGTGCTGCCTACGCCAGCCAGCACATCGGCTTCACCATCGCCGATGGCGCTACTGACTTCGCGGTCGCCGACAGCTTCACCATCACGGTGGCGCCCGGTGCCTACGAGATCCTGGACCCGGCCGAGGATGATGGCACGCAGATCGCCGCCGGCATCCTGTACGCCGCGGTGGACGCGACGAGCGCCGACAAGGCCTGCACGGTGATCAAGCGTGACGCTGAGGTAAACCAGTACGAGCTGGTGTGGCCTGCGAACATCTCCGCCGGCAACAAGGCGACCGCCATCGCCCAGCTCAAGGCGCGCGGGATCATCCTGCGCTAAGCCAAACCCACAACCCCCAAACGGAGCCCCGCCCAGTGCGGGGCTTTTTTTTGACTGCAACTTGAGGGCACAGAAATGCCGACTTTGGACGTATTCAATCAGGACGCCTTCGGCGTCATCTCGCTGACCGACAGCGTCAATAACATCCCGTTCGTGCCGGGCCGCGCTGGCCAGTTGATCGACTGGAACGAGCGTGGCGTCACCACCACCTCGATCATGATCGAGGAAGTGGATGGTGTGCTGAAACTGCTCAACCCCACGCCCCGCGGCGGCGCCGGCGAGACCAAGGCGAAGGACAAGCGCCGCGCGCGCTCGCTGTTGATTCCGCACTACCAGTACGACGACTACATCAACGCTGACGAAGTGATGGGCGTTCGCGCCTTCGGTTCGGAAACCGAGGTGCAGAGCGTCATGGGTCTGGTGAACCAGCGCCTGCAGGATGCCGTCCAGCTGGTGCTGGACCCGACGCTGGAATACCAGCGCCTGGGTGCGGTGAAGGGCCTGATCCTGAACGCCGACGGCTCCATCCTGTACGACCTGTTCACCGAGTTCGGTGTCAGCCAGGAAGCGGAAGTCGATTTCGACCTCGACAACGCCAACCCGGCCAACGGTGCCCTGCGCAAGAAGTGCGCAAGCGTGGTGCGCACCATTGCGGACAACCTCGGCGGTGTTCCGTTCGTTGGCGTCCACGCCTTCTGCAATGACACGTTCTTCGACGATCTGCTCGCCCACAAGGAGGTCACGGATTCGTACAAGAACACCCCCATGGCCGAGGTGCTGCGCAAGGGCTACGTCTACCCGAACGGCGAGAAGATCTATGGCGCCTTCGAGTTCGGCGGCATCGTGTGGGAGAACTACCGCGGCAAGAATGGCGCCAACGCGATGGTGGATGCCGACAAGTGCCACATATTCCCGGTGGGCGTCCCCGGATTGTTTCGCACTGTCTACGCGCCGGCGGACTACATCGAAACCGTCAACACCGTTGGCCTGCCGCGGTACTCGCGTCAGTACCCGGCGCAGAACGGAAAGGGCGTCCACATGGAAGCCCAGGCCAACCCGCTGTCCTACTGCACCCGTCCCAAGGTGCTGATCAAGGGCAAGCGTACCTAAGAGGAGATCGCCTGGCCCCCCTCGGGGGGCCCGGCTTCCCCATGTTCCAGACCAAGATCACCACCGACGGCGTTGGCCAGTTCAAGGCGCGCTACTCCCAGGCCGCGTTCAATGCGGCTCTGCGGCGCACGCTGAACGACCTGACCAATCAGGCCGCCACGGCGGTGAAATTGAAGATCCGCGCAACCTACAACATCAAGGCCCGCGACCTGGTGAAGCGCGGGACGAGCAACCGGAACGGCATGGACGTAAGGCTTGCCAGGGGCGGAGACACGGACGCCTATATCGTTGGCTTCGGCAAGGCGTTGCCGCTGATCAATTTCGTCGTGTCCCCGAAGACGCCCGAGGAAGATCGCGGGCGCAAGCGCCGCAATGGTGTGCGCGTGCGAGTGATGCACGCGGGCGGGAATAAGCAACTGAAGCGGGTATTCGTCGCCAGGATGGCGTCGGGTCACATTGGGTTGTTTGAACGGGTGAGCGGTCCGCGCTACCCGATCAAGCAACTCTACGGCCCGAGCGTCGGCGCGATGCTGGGCAATCAGGCCTCCAAGGATGAGGTCCAGCGGGTCGTCAGCTCGAAGGCTCAGGAGATCTTTGACCGGAACATCCGCTTCTACTCGGAGAAGCTGAGGTGAGCATGAACGAACCTTTGGACGCTTACCTCCGCGTGTACGGGATCAGCGTCACCTGGAGTCGGAGCGTCGATCCTCTGCGGGTGATCTTCGACGACGCCTTCGGCACCGCCCAGGACGGGCAGTACGAGGTGGAGACGCGGACCATCACCGCGCAGGCAAAGACGGCCAGCATCACCGGCATGGCGAAGGGAGACGCCATAACCGCGCGGGGCAAGGTTTACGTGGTGGACCGCGTCCGGCCGGATAGCCTGAACCCGGACTGGTCCGTTATCTACCTGGACATCAACGAATGAGACTGAATCCGGTCATTGCTCGACTGAAGGCGGTCTGCCCGCTGTTGCAGAACCGGGTTGATCACGCGCTGTCCGTCAGCGCCGTGGAAGGCCTCGCGAACGTGCCTGCGGCGTTCGTTCACCCATTGATGGGCGAAGCCGGGGAGAACTCGCTGGCGCCGCAGGTTGCGCAGCGCATCGGCGACATGTTCGTGGTCCAGATCGTGGCCAAGACGAGCACCGCTGACGCGGAGCCGCTGGAGGACGCCAGGGACGAGATCCGAGCAGCATTGCTTGGTTGGCAGGGTGAGTATGCCGAGTCCATCGAATACGTTCGCGGCGAGGTCATCGACGTGAGTAACAAGGTCATCTGGTGGCGCGACGTGTATGTCGTCGGCACCTACATCCGAAGCACCTAACAGGAGGGCGCCATGGCAGAAGGCGGCAGCTACATCATCGACAAACCCGGCGCGGCCCCCAGGCTGGTGGAACGCACGGTTGATCACCAAGACGGCAACGGTCCGCGTCCGGCCGCACCGGAAGTGAAAAAGCCGACCGCGAAGGCGGAAAAGCCGATCCCGCAGGAACCGGACCCCGCCGCGTAACCGGGAAAGAACTCAGCCACCAGGCCCGCCATGAGCGGGCCTTTTCTTTTTCAGGAGAACGAAATGGCCCTCAAATGGCGGAAGAAGATCATCCTCGCGAAGATCGAAGCGGTCTACGGCACTGACGCCGTCCCGACCGGCGCGGCGAACGCGATCCTCGCGACCAACATCAGCATCACGCCGCTCGTGTCGGATGTGGTGAAGCGCGAAAACCCGCGCCCCTACCTGGGCAACTTCGCGAGCATTCATGTCGGCACTCATGTTGCCATCGAGTTCGACGTGGAGATGGCGGGCGCCGGTGCTGCCGGTACCGCTCCGGCGTATGGTCCACTGATGCGCGCCTGTGGTGAGGCAGAGACCGTCTTCGCTGGCGTGAAGACGGAATACAAGCCGGTCTCGTCTGGCGAGGAAGCCATCAGCATCTACTTCCATTTCGATGGTCAGAAGCACGCGCTGCTCGGCTGTCGCGGTGACTGGGGCTTCAAGATCAACGCGAACGGCGTTCCTTACCTGACCTTCAAGATGATCGGCCTCTGGGTTGACCCCGCGGCCGTTGCCGATCCGACTCCGACGCTCACGGCGTTCAAGGATCCGCTGGCGGTTTCGAAAGCGAATACCCCGACCTTCACTCTGCATGGCACCGCGCTCAACATGCAGTCGTTCGAGTACTCCAAGAACAACGCAGTTGCTTACCGCAATCTGGTGGGCGTGGAGGAGGTAGTGATCACCGACCGCGCCCCCAGCGGAAAGATCGTGATCGAGGCGCCCGCCCTCGGCACGAAGAACTTCTTCACCATCGCCAAGGGCGACACGCTCGGCGCCACCCAGGTGATTCATGGAACCGCGGCTGGCTACAAGAACCAGTTCGACGCCGGCCAAGTGCAGGTGAACGGCGTCAGCTACTCGGAGGGCGACGGCAACGTGCTGCTCAATCTGGACGTCGCCTTCCTGCCCACCAATGGCGACGACGAAACCACTTTCACGGTGCTCTAACCCATGTTCAAGCTCGCTCTTTCCCCCACCTATACCTGGCCTGTCGCTTTGGAGGTTGCCGCCGAGGAAGGCGGCAAGCGCCAAACGCTCACCTTTCACGGCAAGTTCCTCCGCCTTCCGCAGGAGCGCATCGACGAGATCATAAAGACGGGTCTTCCTGATCTTGATCTCTGCAAAGAGGTCTTTGTCGGCTGGAGCGGGCCTGTGTTCGATGAAGACTTCGTCTTCTCTGAAGTGAACCGAGACAAGCTGCTCGGCATCGCGGGCATGAGGACGGCCGTTGCCCTTGCCTGGATGGACTCCCTGCCGCAGGCCTCCCGAAAAAACTGATCGAGGCCGCCACCGCCTGGGCCCGTCGCGCGTGGCTCGGGCGGGGGAGCGGCCGGGACGAGAGTGCGGAAGACGCGGCGTTCTTCGGTATCACCTATGAGCCGAAGCCAGAGGAAGCGGTGGATGTGTTCCCGGAGAACTGGGACGCGCTCTGCCTCTTCCTTGAGAGCCAGACGCAGTGGCGGTACGGCGCGCGTAGCCCGCTGGGGCTGGACTACCAGGGGGTAGAGGTGCTGCTCAGGTTGCGCTCAGTCGGAAAGGCGCGGCGGGCGGAGATGTTTCAGCAGTTGCAGGTGATGGAGTTTGCGGCGCTCGAGGAGTTCAGGGCGTCAGCGGAATAGCGAGCGCAGCGCACCGAAGAGCAGGACGGAAAAACCGATGGCGAAGAAGGCGAAGAAGATGGGGTGGGCGACGAACCCGAGCACAAAGCCGCCCATGGCCATGCCGCCGATGGTCCCGGGGGAGGGTGCCTGAGTGGGCGATACAGTCATTCGGATCCACCTGGATGCGAAAGGGAACGTCCAGATTATAAATGAGACGGGGCAGAAACTGGAGGCCCTCGGGGCGAAGGGCGTCAAGGCCGGGCAGCAGATCAACGCGGCTATGGGCTCGACCAGTCATGGCATCCAGTCCATCAGCCAGCAGCTGCGCGAGGCCCAGGAGACGCTCGGCCGGTTCACCACGCTCGCAGCCATCGCCGCCGGCGCGAGGCACACGATCAAGCTCGCTGACGAGTACAAGCTCCTGGAAGCCCGCCTGCGGGCAACCACCGGCTCGCAGGAGGAGTTCGCGCAGGTCGAACGGGACGTATTCGACACCGCGCAGCGGACGCGCGCAGGGCTGTCGGAGACCATCAGCCTCTACACCCGCCTCGTGCCGGCGGTGAAGGCCTACGGTGGCAGCCAGGGCGACGCGCTGGGCGTTACCGAGGCAGTGGCCCAGGCCCTCAAGATCTCCGGTGCCAGCGCGGCGGAGTCGTCGTCAGCCATCCTCCAGTTCGGCCAGGCGCTCGCCTCTGGCCGCCTCCAAGGCGATGAGTTCCGCGCGGTGATGGAGTCCTCGCCGCGGCTCGCGAAGGCCATGGCCGATGGCCTCGGCGTGCCGGTCGCTGCGCTGAAGGAAATGTCCAGCCAGGGCAAGCTCACGGCTCAAACGGTCGTGCAGGCTCTCGTGTCACAGAAGGGCGCCCTGGAGCGCGAGTTCGCCGAGATCCCCAGG